CCGGTCTGTTTATATTCCCCGTCGGTAACTTCCATTTCGCCGCCGCATTCCGGGCAATCGTCGTTACCCATTAAATCCAAATCCGGGACAATGAAATATACCCGTTTCAGATACACGCCCAACGCCTCGGAAATAGCCGCATAACAATTGGCGGTTTGTTCCTCGGTTACGTCCTCGTTTATTGCATCGAAAACGGAAACGCCCCAATTTTCCGGGGTGTCCTCAATAACTTTGTTTTTGAGTAATTCCGAAATGATAATTTCGGCAACTTGGTTGGCTGTTTTCCCGCTATCGGTCGCCAATTTTTTTAATAAATCGCTCTCTTTTATTCTCATATCTTTGCCGGGTACTCCCCCGGTGGGTTTTTGTTTCTGCAAATGTATAAATAATATTTGTATTACCAAAAATAAAACCTTTGAAAGTTTTATTTGTTCATGTTGGACGCTTGTAATACAGATAAAAAGCACTAATTTTGTTGCACCGCATAACCTCAAACATCGCTCTCGGTTACTGCGTACCGCCCCCGGTTGTCCTTACGGATTGCCGGGGGTATTTTTTATATATCTAAATATGTGTGCAATAATATCAACCGTCCAACCCTCTCCCAACATGGTGCGGCGTGCGCTATCTGAAATACCAGCCGTATAATCTATTGGGACTGTTTGCAACAATTCATATTCATTTGGCGTCAAATATCGGTATTCAATTTCTGTTATTTTTATGAACCTTTGTTTTGTTCGTACTGCAACATTATCCTTTGTTACCGTTGTTAAACAATTAGTTTTATTATCTTTTCGATTTTCAATGTATTGTTCAATTGGTACATTTTTGTTATAATCGCAACGCCTATTATTCAAAACACGACGTCCACGCATACAACCACAAAACCAACCGGGGGCAATATCTTGAAACGAAATATTTTTATCTTTTGGTTGCTCAACTCCTTTTATGTTAGTCCAATAAAGCCTTTTTCTGTATTGTGCTGAAACCAAACGGGAATTTATCAATATTGGATTAACTCCCAAATGCTCGGTTATTATATCCGAAAACTCTGTTTTCATTTTTACATTTTCCAATAAAAACCATGTTGGTTGTACTTCTTTTAATATTCGTATAAAATCAAAATACAATTTACTCCTTTCATCATTAAAGTTCAATTCTTTACCCGCCTTGCTAAAACCTTGACACGGGGAACCGGCAATTAATAAATCAATTTTTCCAATTTCAAATATTCCGTTTTCAGTTGACAAAATTCCGTTTTTATAACTCACTTTTTGCACATCGCCGATTTGTATTGTATTTGGGAAGTTGCGTTGTGTTATACTGATTGATTGTTTGTTTATTTCAGATGCAAAATAATTACAATAATCAATATTAGCACGTTGTAACGCAATTTGTCCGCAACTCATACCATCAAATAAACTTAATACATTCATATCTTTATTTTTTATCTGTTATTACTTTGCAATATTTATAATATTGGTCGTGTCGGCTCTCAACTCGGCACATCAACCCAATATCGTTGCCATCTAACAATAGGTTCAACACATCGCCGGGATTGTGCCGGGTATAAAGCAAAAATAACCCGCCGTTTGCATTTTGGATTATCTTATACATATCTTGACTTAATCGGTAACGTTTCGTTTTGTTCATCGCTCTAAATGGTTATGCCGGGGGATTGCGCCCCCGGCTTGGTTATTACTGCAAATACGCAATTGCGTTTAATCTCTCTTTTTCCTTTGTCGCATATTCAACGTTTCGGGCAATCCATTGTTCGGCGGGGTTTTCGGCTATCCATGTACTCCGATAATCCGGCGTAAAGTATGCGATTTGTTTTTTATACGCCTTTTCCGGGTTTGCCAATATTTCCGTCGCATGGCTCAACCGTTTGCCGTGGTCGCCTTTGCCGATTAAATCCAAACGACCGAAATAAAACGACCCGTCGGCGGTACACGCCACATATTCACGGGCGGACGTTCTTTTTGAAACAATCGCTTTACTATCGACGTCAATAACTTGGTACTCGTATTTCTTTCCCTTTACTTTCTTAACTAAAATGTACTTTGCCATATTGTTGTTATTGTGCCGGGGTTTCCCCCGGCGGGTTATTAATATCCTGCTTTTGTTTGGCGTGTGTTCGCCATGAATGTTTTGGGGAAAACGCCCCGTCGTTGTTTAATAACAATAGAAAGTGATTTTAACGCCTCGGCGTAATTTGCAACTCCCTTTGTCGCCGTAACAATTGAAAGCACGTTTTAATAAGCGATTGACTAACTTAATGTCGCCGACAATCTTTATTAAACCGGACACGCCAACCAATACATTAACCTTTTTGCCGTTTACAATTCCGTTTACCTTGATTTTGAAATTGCGGTTAATCTCTTTTGTTGTGTAATCTAATCCGTTATAAATGTTTTGAGTATTCATTGTTTCGCTCTCTATTTTCCGGGAAAACGCCCGGTCGTTCTTGTTTGATGATGCAAATATACAACCTTTATTTTAATTACCAAAGGTTTTATCTTTTATTTTTCAATTTTTATTCGATAATGTATGCCTTTATATGGCTTACCTGTATCAACAGCCTTTTTTATTAGCGTTCTATCAAATCCTTTTTTTTGTGCATCCTTGTAATTTAAGAACTCAACACATACTTTGCCATCATATCCGACGCCCTCAATTGGAAAATTGTATTTTGTCTTATTCCTTATCGCTAATTCGTAATTCATATTTTCCTTTTGCGTACACCAGCGCAAATTTTCAACAAAGTTATGATAACGCACTCCGTCGATATGGTCAACGTATGGTTTATTGTCCGGATTGGGGATGAAAGCATTTGCAACCAATCGGCTAATTTGTTTTGTCTTACTCTTTCCGTTTTTACTTAATGATACGGTTAAACCGTTACTAATAGTTTTTGCGGGACAAAGTATTGCGTTTTTCCTTACCGTCATTATTCGACCGTATGAACTAACCTTATACAACCCCTCATAACCTTTAATGTCTTTCCAATTCTCCATAAAATTATATTTTAGTATTTTGATAGTGCAAATATAAGAAGTTTTATTTTTATTTCTCATATTATCGGCATACTAATATTATTTTCTTGGAATTTTTGATTTAAGCGACTTTTACAAGAGGGACGGGTAAATTATCCACTTTGAAATAAAATGCCCGGAAACGGGCTAAAAATGGCTCAATAAAAAAAGGGGTTGCAACGCCTTGTTACAACCCCCGGTTTATTACTTTTCTATGGTTACGAACTCAACCCCCAATATTCGGGTCGCCGGGTTCTTGCTTACAACGTCAATTTCCCGGTTCTTAATCTTTCGGGTTTTCCAAAGGAACCCCCAAAAGCGTTTATATTGCACCGTTTCCGCTATTAACAGACTATCCCGGTTTATATGCGTCCCGGTAAATACCCCGGCGGGCGTTGTGCATCCGTGCAACTCAAAATACGGTTCCACAATATCAATACAACGTAATACGGTCGTAACCGTGTCGCCGGGCAAATATACAATACTATCCCGGACGTTCGCCCGTAATTCGTTAATCGTTTTCATTTGTGCCGTCGTAACCCTTTGCAAATCCCGGTTCTTTGTCTGCAACGATTTGATTAACGCTGCATCATCCGCCCGGTACTTTTTATATTCGGATAATTTTAACTCCAAATTCCCAACCTTTGCGGCGTTCAAACTATCCTTTGTTTGATAGGTTCGGACGTCCTGCAACAACGTTTCGGTATTGCTCCGGTATTTATCCCGTTCGGCGGTCAAACTCTTAATACGGCTTTGTTGTACCCAAAAGGCGGCGGCAACCGCCATAATGATTGCCGCCAATATTATATACTTTTTCATGCGTTTGCCGTGTAAATGATTAACGAACTATTCGGCGTTTTGCTCAATGTTAAAACGTAATGTCCGCCCGCCATTTCAACCGTACTATTTATTTCGTCCTCGTTAATCTCCAATTGTGCAAAGGAAATTACGATGCCCGAAATATATACTTTTGGTATGTTGTGCAACGGGTCGGCGTTTACGGCGTCAATAAATGCGTCTATTTCCGCCTGTGGGTTCGTTACGTTTTTCGTATCTTCTTGGTTGTCCTCAACCGTAACCGTAAAAACGTCCTCGCAATCTGCAATAATAGCGGATAACAACGGGGCAATACTAATTCCCGCTTGGCTCCCTTGATTGGCAACCAATTGTTCCAAATACTCCTTTTTGTCTTTCTTTGTCATAATGGTACAAAATTAAATGTTACTATATTCAATTGCCGCATTAAAACACGGGCATTCTTTAATGAACTCCCACGGCTCAATAATGCCGTCGCCGTTCAAATCCGGGGAATAATCCCTATGTCCCTTAATCGTTGCGTCCGGGAACATAACGACTAACCGCATAAGCAACCATAATAACGCCTCTTTTTGTTCCGGCGTGCGTGTGTCGGCGGCTTTGCCGTTGGCATCCAATCCCCCAACGTAACAAATGCCAATAGACCGGGAATTTTGCCCGGAAACGTGCGCCCCAATCTCGGAAAGATAACGCCCCGTTTCAATTGTCCCGTCCGGCAATACAACAAAATGATAACCGCAAATTCGCCCGCTTTGGGGTTGCTTCTTAAATCCCCGTTCTTTGTGCCAACCGTCAATAACATCAACGTTGACTTTTGCGCCCAGCTTGGTTGCGGTGCAATGTACAATCAAATCCGTAATTGTCCGGGTCGTTTTTTGCCCCTCCAAATACTTTAAAATCTCTGTTTGGTTCATTGTTCGCCCTCCTTTTCTTTATCGTTAATAATATCGCTATCGTGTTCCCGTTGGTATCTCTCAATTATCGGTTGCCAATATCCCGGCAATACCCGTGTAAATTCCAACCGGATAACGTGGTAAATAATACGCAACGCAGCCTTTGTGGGATATGCTTTAATAAGGTTGCGGAATGCGTTTTGCAAATACACATACATAAAAACATAAGTAAGCGATTTAATTACTACTTTGGCGGCTTCATTATCGCCACATTGCAGCATTACCGAATAAATAACGTGTATAATGGTAACATACAAAAGCAATTCCGCCAACGCATTCTTAAACTTACTAAATCGAAAGTTTTTGCAATGCCTTACACTTACACCGTCCGCCCGCATACCAGCCCAAATATTGAAAGCAAACATAATGACTAATGCGTACATAAAACCCGCCGTTGGGGTTAAATAGGCTAAAATAGGACTTAACGACGTGGCGAATATCATACGCCATTGTTCCCATGTAAAAAGTTTATCCATATCTTTAATGATTAAAGGGCGGACGGTTTCCCGTCCTCCCTTTGGTTAATGGTTATTGGCAAAAATTCGCAACGAAATTGCGGTAACAAACATCGCCAATTGATAAATACCCGTTGTTGTCGGGGTGTACGCCGTTCGTATCGACCCATTCAGTAACCCTGGTATTTCGGGTATTAACGGCACGTTCGGCGTGCGGCATATTATATTCGGTGTCGAACTCGGCAGATACGTTCACAAACTCCACAAAACCGGAATATTCCGGGCGGTTCGCAAATTCTTGGTATGCGTCGTTTTGGTTCAATGCCGTAACAACCATACCGTAACCGTCGGCGTAAGACGTTCCGGTTGCGCCATAATTCGCACCCATACCGCCCCGGACGCTCGGAACCTGAACCCCCATAATTTTTAATTTGGCGTTTGGGAACTCGGCGTGTAACGTGTCGGCAAATATTTTTATTTGGTTCAACACGCTTGTAAAATCAGTACGACCGGGCGTTTGTTCGTTCCACGATAACAGCGTATAAACAACGTCTATTTTACCCCCGGCAACGGCGTTGGCGTAAGGTATGAACGACATTTTGTTGTTATCCCAATCCCAAAGCGGGTTTTGCGTATCCCGCGCAACACTTGTATAAGTAATCGTTGCGTCCCCGGTTCCGCTTGACTTGGTTAGCGTACCACTTGCGGACGGTGCGGGCGTCAACGCTGTAACAGAACAAAGGATATTACCCGTACCGCCTGTAACATTGACCTCCATAACGGTAAACGTATTCCCGTTGTTGGTATATACCGCCCCAACTGATAACGACGTTACGCCCGTTACTTGGAACCTGTATGCGGGTCGCCCTTGCTGTGTATAACTTTCCCACGTCCAACCGCCAACGCCGAAATATCCCGTTGTCCCGTTCTGTTTGGAACCGACAAAGGCAATATTGGTTAACGCTTTCCCCGCCGGGGTTCCTCCGGTTCCGGTCAATCGCCTGTTAGCCTCGGCGCACCATGTACCCGCCGCCGTAAGGCTATCCCCGAAACAAGCGACGTTAAGATTTGCCGCCGGGGATTGCACAACGTTACGTGTAACCAATTGGCACGTTTTCAACGCCAAAACGTTACGGTGGTCGTCCTTAACGGTAACGGTAAAAGTCGTTGTTCCCACGTCCGCCACGGTCGGCGTATATTGGAAATAACGGGGGTATTTGTTGCCCTTTGAACACGTAACCAATATATCGTATTTGTAAGGGTCAACCGCTTGTATCATTCCACGGAAAAACAATTGCAAGGTATCCCCGACAATGGCGTTTATCGTATCTGGCAAACTGATATTTACCGGGTCGGGCGGCGTTACCCCGATACGGCTTGCAATATCCGCTATTTGGTCGTCGTTCAATACGTAATTATTTTTTATAATCCCGACACGGAAATAAAACGGGGCTCCGCCCACTGATACGGCGTACGTTTCCGTCATATTTCCATTTGTGGAGTATCTGTCAAATTGGTATCCATTATCCGGTAAATATGGATACGTTCCGTTGTACCCTCGGCGGACTACAAGTTGGTTGCACCAATACATTAAAAACAAAACCTTACCGTCAGCGTTGGCGATTGTTTGACCGAACGGAACGGCGATATACTTTGTTTCGCCGGGCGCAACGCTTACGTCAACTGTGACGTCGGCTAACTTTGTGCCGTCATAGTCCGTATCGAATATTGCGACCCTCAATTGCGTAATCGGGTCGGCTCCTCGGTTAATTACACATACCTCGGCGGCGTCAAAGTTTTTGCGTACCCCGATATGACAACCCCAACCGCTAAACGTGGACCACATATTTTTATTGGTAAAATCGTCCGTTTCCCATTCTTGCGCATTGTCTAATTGTTGCGAATTATCAAAAACGCTATTCCAACCGACGTTTATATTTGCGATTTGTGCTTGCATTGTGGGGATTGTTTGGGTAATATCCAAACCGGAGAATTGCGACCAAATACCGCCCGCAAAGATTTTAGGGGTTAACGCCCAACCGTCGAACCCGTATAAATTATTAATATCCGCCGGGGTTTCCTGTTGGATTGCGTCCCAATCAACAATAAGCCACGAACCCTCCGCAACTCCGGTTGCTACTTTCATCAACCAATATTTCGACCCTGCAATTTGCGCTCCGGTAAATGTTGCGAGTCCTTCCAATTCTGCCGTACCCGCAAGAAAATCGGGGTTAGCATTATAACGATACAATCCAATTGTATGCACCGTTGGTCTTATTATGGAAAGCGAATACCATTTTGCCGGGTCGTATTCCATGTTGATATAACCGTTAATCAAAAAACGGTTCAAACCCAAAGCGACCAACGTCGCCGACAACGGTATTTCCTGCCAAAGCGGGAATAAATCTAACCGGGACGTTTCCGCCAACGTGCGATAAAAACGACGGGTTCCGCTATAATTGGAAATATCCAAAGCGTCGCCCGGCATCAACAACGGGGCGTCTGTGTCTACGTTCAAAATGATATACGCCGCATTTTCCGGGGCTGTTACCACTCTAACCGTACCGCCCAACGCTAATTCCGAACCCAACATATTATAATTTGCATCGAACCAAATTATTTGTTGTGCATTTATCCGGTACGTTGACCCGGCAACAACGGGGTAATACGGCGACATCCAATAAGACGGATTTGTTTCTAAACTGTAATTCGTCCAATTGAAATAATACCCCTTTTTGAAATCATTAATTGACGCTACATTGTACCCGGTGCGGTCAATATCCCCTTTCGCCAAATACTTGTTACCGTAATAATCGACGGGGAATTGCGACACGGTTGTTAATACCCACGCCCCCGCCGAATTATTGGATATGATATTGAACCCGGCGGGAACCGTCAACCCAAAATTTGCATACTCTCCGGGCGTCCCCGCTATATAAAAAACGTTTTGGTCGGGCGTCCCCGGATTGGTTGTACTATTTGCAACGCCCTTAAACGTTGCGTTTGCCTCCACGGAATTAACGATTGAAAGTAATGTACTTTGCAAAATCGTTCCCGTAATTTCGTTGTTGCCGTTCGCCTTAATTACGGCGACAATTGCGGCTTTCAAATCGGTATAATTTGCCATATCTCAAAAGTAAAAAGTTACTGATTATTGTTGAAATCGTTATTGAAATCGTTATTGAAATCGCCCCGGCTCGTTGGGGTGTATCCCCGTCCGATTTTCTTTATAACCGTGTTCGTATCAAATTCCGCCTCAACACTCGCCAAATCCCCCTGCGTTTGCCATTTGGGGGTAATCAAAAAGGTATCGCAATTGTACGATATACCGTTGGACGTAACAACGGTATGGTCGGACAACCGGATTATTCGCATTGCGTCGCATAAAAATTCCGGTGCAAGGAATTGAAATTTATACGTCTTTTCGCTCAACTGCTTTTCCGGAAAAAAAAAGCCGTCCCGGTTTTCGCCGTCCTCTTCAAATTGGTATTCCGGTTTGCCTAACTCGGTGCAAAGATATACGACGTTTTTATATTGGTCGCTATATTGGACGTGTCCGCCCTCGTAATACAAATTTGTTTCGTCCCACCATTGCACACGCAAATAACCGTCCATGTTCCCAGCAACGACGGTAAACATTTCGCTGTAATAGGTTCGACCGGACGCCGTAAGACGCATATAATAAATACCTTGTTGCATGGTTATTGACAACGGCAAAAGTCCGGGATAAAACACAATGTTGTATCCGTTCGCCGCAAAGGTCATAACCCGCAACCCCCCGGCAATCATATCGTCCGTTATATTGGCAACCTGTTTGCCGTCCTTATCGAACAAAAGAACGTTTGTAATTACGGTGTTTGCGCTGTAATCGACGACGAATTGAAACGGCAAAATAAACCCGGCTTGCGAAAATAGCGGGTAAACATTGCCATACGCATACGACTTGCGAGCGTTCTGATATTTTATATCTGAATACCACGGTAACGGGCTTAAATTATTATTCTGTATCATACTTCAAAGTTGTTTTAATGGAACGACTGCACAAATTTACGCTTAATTTATCAACTTGACCGTTACCGATATACGTTTTTATTAGTTGCATCGGGTTGGGGTCGTCATTTGCCGGAAAACTAAACGTTTGTTTCTTCTTTCTCTCAATACCGTATGCGTAAACCTCGGAACCGTTTATTGATACACGACGGGCGGGTAAATCATACATCCAATAGGGC